CGACATAAACGCCAACTGTTGCTGTGGGTGGCCTCGCTGCGATAGAAAGTCTTGGTATGCCTGATCTAATGCACGTTGTGATTGCTGTTGCTGTAAAGCGCCTGCGCCTGCCTGTGCTCGCATAGCGGCTTCTTCTTGCCCAAACTGTTGTTGACCTAACTGACCTAACTGTCCTGCCGCCTGCAACCCCATACCGGCACCGCGCAAACCTAAATCAGCACCGAACTGCTGCGCCTGACGAGCCTGCTCGAACGCGGTCTGCATCCCACGACCATAGATGTCCGACTGCTGTTGTCCTAGATTACGCTGGCGTTCTGCTTCAATCAATGCCGATCTTGAACCACCAAACGCGCCCCGCTGTGCAGCCATAGCTTGCTGTGCTTGACCTTCCATAGCCGAACGACGTGCGGCCTCCCGCATCTGTGGTTCAAGCGCAAGATTCATATAGGGCGACATATATGCACCCATCGCTCCGGGTGACGTTGCTTGCTGTGCGTACTGACCACCCGCTGTAAGTCCTTGTAACCCTGAGATACCAGCCATCTGTGTGCCGGTGCCGATCTGCTGTGCAGGCCCAAGGTTTGCAGCGCCTTCGAATGCTTGTTGCTGTAGCGGGTTAAAGTCGGCTATACGTTGCCCACCATACGCTTGGTATGGAGCTTTTGTTGCAGCTTCGGCCTTACCCAGCATACGCTCAACATATGGTCTGGCGTACTCAGGAATAGTTGTCTGAGTCTGAACTGTTTCACGGGGTTGTTGCTGCCCGCCGCCACCCCCACCATGCAGCTTGATCTTGCCGCCTTCTTTTTTAAATGCATCGGCGGGTAGGTCAGGTATCCCCAGTAGCGCCATCGAACGATCATTGAATCTCATAATTTTGCTCCTACAACTCTATACTTTTCTACGAAACCGAATCGCTTCCATAACCTAGCTATTGACTCTCGCCCAGCGCCTTCGATGTAAGTCGCGCCAAATGCTTTAAGTAACGCGGTAAATTGCGCGTATGTTTCGGGGTTTGAAATTAACCTACCACCCATCGTAACTACAAAAGCAACTCTATCGTTTGGGCGGTTGTAAAACATTAGCGTTGCAGCACCGTGGATTACAGCATTGTCGTCAATTGCTACGATAAGCGTCCAAGTACCGTTTGTTACAAAAACTTTCGCGTGTTCAAGTGTGTAGTCATCTTGATACGCTAAAGCCGCATCGATGAATTGCTCCACCTGCGGCCATAATTGATTCGTGTAGTTAACGTCTACGTGCTGGATTCTCATGCAGGCAAGTATTTATCCGCTTTTGTGTTTGCTGCAACCTTACCTTTACCAACTGTCTTACGCCTTGCCTTCTGTACTCGATCCATCATGGCGTATAGCTTTCTTGCACCAGCTTCGGTGGAGCCGTTACCAATCTCAGACACAATACGCGCTGGGATTACAAACTCACCATCAGCAAGACGAGCAGGTTGGCGGTTGCCAATAACAGCAGGGATAGAATCAGAAACTCCATCACCGGGCCCTTTCAAGAGACGACCGCCATCGGAATAACCACCAAGATCAGACAAGCCACCCATAGCAAACTTTTGCTCTCCACTATACGCACCCACTGCTGGGCCTTCGCCGGGAGATATGACGTTCACCGATTCTGGGCGCTGCATCATTGGGTTGCTGTACAACGCAGTATGAAGCCCGGCTTGTGGGTACTGCATATTGCCGCCTATGGCGTTCATCGCGGACATCGTTTCAACAGGCCCGCCAACAGCTAGACCCATCACCCCACCTTCAGCAGCTCTTTTATATTCTGGGCCCGGCGCTTCGTAAGGCGTCTGCGCTGTGAAAGTAGGGCTGAAATATAAACGCTCACTAGAGTCGGTTGTTGGACTGGTTGCGTATGCTTCAGCGTTTGGGTTGTAGTCAAAGTCATACGGACGAATCAGCGCAACGTCTTTTTCCGGCCCCTTGGGTTTTGGCTTTAACGCGTTGTACGCCATATATGCCGCCCCTGCTGAAGCATAAGGGTGCTCTGAAAGGTAGTCACCTGCGGCATCCAAACTGGGGTTCTGAAAGAAATTTTTTGCGTTGGTAAGAAAGTTTTCACCTTTGATAACTGGCGAACCTTTTGGGACAAGCGCAGTCTGTGCGGCCTCTGGTGTAAGTTGTAACCCAGTCTCCATACCTGTTGGCATGCGAAGACCGCCAGATTTAACTGCATTTGCCAAATTTGCACCTTGCGAAAGCTCTAAACTGACAAGTTCTTTAGGTGGCGCGTTGAGTAGATAGTTTGTGCCGGTAGATATGTTTTGCCCCCCACCAAGCAACGTCTGTGTTGACGGTCCTGTTGGGCCAGATGTACCAAGGAATTGCTTTACGTAATCTGTTGGGCCCGGAAGAAGATTTGAAGATACTAGATTCGGATTCGTAGAAGCACTAGCAGCGCGTAAATATTCAAGCTGCCCCGGACTTAATGTTTTGCCGCCAAATGCAGCCAAGTCGGCACCAGACTTGAGTGTCCCAAGACCTCCAGTACCGCTAAGTAGCGAGCCGCCCTTACCACCCAATGATGCAAACTTAGGCAGAAGCGCACCGGAGCCGCCAAGCAACCCACTAGCGCCACCAAGACCGCCGCCAGTAAGCAATGATCCACCGGCACCGCCAAGACCCCCAAGACCGCCACCACCAGCCGTTAGTAAAGACCCAGTAGGAAGCGTTGACCCAACAACGGGCGCTAATACAGAAGGAGATGCTTTAAGACCTATCGTGGTACCTATCTTAAGCCCGGTACCAAGTCCGGTAGCGGCACCTTTAGCAACAAAGGGGGCTAAAAAAGCCATGATTTCACCTCAATGTCAATTGCAAGAAGTTTAGCACTTCAGCACGTTAATTACCCAACTTTCCAGTCGGTTCCGTCAGAATAGACCGGCACTTTGCCACTGCCGCCGCCAGCTACCGTGGTTCCAAATGTTGACACCGACGAATCGATAACAAACGCTCTAGCCCCCGCACCAAGAGTGCCAGCGCCGGGTAGTGTTGCTACTGTGAAAACTCCACTCAGACAAAACTGCGCGGCAATGTTGTCAACCGTGCCAAAGTACTGGCGCAGGATGTTGTTGAGAGTGTCGTGATAAGCACGGTCGTATTCAACTGGCGCAAACGGCAGTAACGGTGTTCTGGTCAGTGCTATGGTTTTTAGGCGTATTGTCATTTATTGCCGTCCGTCTGGTCTGACATCGATACGGGGTACGCCTAGTTGCCACTGTGTGCCAAGCGTATCTGAACTAACTTTGAACGCCATTTGCCGCCCACGAATCCTGCTGTACACAATCTCGGTAAATTCCTGCACAGTGTAGGTTGTCTGCCCAGCGTAGCTCTGCGCTGACTTAACTGTCGGTGATGGGGACACACCATAACCAGAGCCGGGGTTTTGCCGGGGGCGTACCGTAAACTGGACTGCCGGGTTTACTGTTGTAGAGCCTCTGGTACTAGACCCATCAAACGTAATGTCGGGGATGATCCGCCACACAAACCCATAGTTATGCCCGTCATTAATATCAAAGTCGGATGACTGTACGTAACAAGAAATAGGGCTTGGGGGGTTAGTCGAACCATCATCAATCGCCGCTTCGTGGTAGACCATGAGATTGTTGCCTGTAGTTGCAACAGGGAACTGACGCAGCGGGGAATCAAGCCACGCCGTGCGATCTATCGATCCGTAATACCAAACACGGTCAAGGTAGTTAAAGATGACGTAGCGGTCTATCTCATCAGAATTAGCAGAACAGTAGAACCACCAGACCTCTGAATACCCTTCGTTCGTACCCGCCTGAATCTGAGCAAACTGATTTCGGTTGATGTCATTGAAGATGTATGTACGCACCGAGCATGGCAGCGTCTCAACCCGACCAGAGTAGATGTAAAACTTATCCACCCCCATCCAGTACACAACGCCAGACGCGGTTGCCATTGCATTGGGTGAAGCGATTGAAATGTTGTCAGCTAGTAGTGTGATCTGCCAAACCAACGGTGGGCCAATATATTGCATGGCGTAGATGGCGGCATCCGTCCAGACGTTAATCTCTTGGCGCGTTTGCAATGCCCCGATGATCTGTGAACCATGCGATAGCCGCTGATCACCTGCTTGGTTGGTAGCTTGCGGCTCCCAAACTGTATAGCTTTCTTGCGCAGACCAACGAATCTGCATCGGGTCAAGCTCAGTCGTTGCATAAGTACCGCTTGGGTCATTGCAACCAAAACAAATGACGATCCGTGACTGATCCGATACTAGGATTTCATTGATGAGAGACGGCGTATACGTGCCGGATACAACAGTGCCGCGAGTGCCGTAAGCAGGAGTTGCACCTGAACCCGGTGCCCAATCATATAAAGAGCCACCACGTGGATTGAACAGCAAAATTTCTCCGAAGTTAGCTTGGCTCCAAAGACGGAGCTGCAAACCAAAACCGGTACTAAACGACGAGCCCCACGTACTGCGTGACCACGGCCCCGCGCCCCAACCAGTACCAATGGTGAAAATTGGGAAGCCTGTATTGATCTGATACGCAGTGTCAGTCGCCGAGCCCCCATTATTTGAATCGGAAGCGTTGGAGAAAACGGTAAAGTAAAGCGCCTGAAGCCCGATGCCTTTGCTAGTTAACGTAATCGGTGTGCCGCCGCTGGTGAGTGATAGTTGGCAGGTGTTCCCTACGACATTAACCAAGTAATACGTAACCGCATAACCCAACCCGCCCGGCGCTCCAGCGCCTCCACCAATTACCAGTGCAACAGTGTTGCCGTTTGCCATCGTAGTGCCGACTGGCAGTGAGATAGTGGACGTTGCGGTATTTACTGTGAAGTTAAATCCAGCAACAGAAGTGCCCGCCGCACGGGTAACAATCGTATATACAGTCCCAGATGTGACGGACTGTATTTGGAATTCTTGATTGAGAATGCCCGCAGTTATATTGCCGCCAAGCCCGACTGCGTTTGAGAACGTAATGAAGTCACCAACTTGCAAGCTTGATGCACTGCTATCAGTAACAGTAATAAACGCAGAGAAAGGTGAAGACGTAACCGCTGCAAAAGTTGTTGAGTTTAAGTTGGTAACACGAATAGGTGTGATGTCATAAAACACTCCGCCGTTCTCAACATAAAATTTCGCATTCGTACCAACGCCCATCAGGTTAAAGCCTTTGAGCGTTACCCAGTTCCACAATGAACGGCAGTATCCGAGGAATGTATTGTAAGTTTCAACCGCCCAGCCACCTATCTTTTCAGGGAAGCCAGAGCGAAACCGCACCTTGTCGCAGTCGTACCAACCACCTTCGTTGGCAAGCGTAGTGCCCTCGCGGTTTACACCGGGACGGAACTGAAGTTTCTGTAATGGCATCGTAGCCTCTTACAATTTTATAATGTAGGCCAACGCAAAATACGGCGGAAGATTTTGGTCAGTACCAGATGAACCTGACGACGCAACGCTTGTAGATACGCTGATTCCAGTAACTGCCGAGCCGGTAGTAGTTGTTCCCCCCGGCCCATCACCAGACCACAAAGTACGAAATGCGCCAGCCCCGTTTGTGCTTGAGCTTGGGGTGTATGTATGGGTATGGCCCGGATCAGTAACAGAAGAACTAGCTGTGTGATTGTGGGCCACAACAATTGCGTCTTTAGTACCGCCTGTTTGAGTTGGCGAGCCTGTAATCGTAGTCTTTGCAACCCCTGCATCATCAGAATGCGCACCAATAATGAAACGATTACGTAGATCAGGTGTGCCCCCCGATCCGTTACACAACGCCCAGCCTGATGGGATGGTAGCAATCGTGCCAGACCACATCAAAATACAGCCGGTAGGAACACCACTAGCCACCGCGCTGTCTACATACTGTTTAGTAGCCGCTTGAAGGGCAAGTGTAGGATTAGCGTTAAGAGTTACCGTGCTGCCAAATGTTGCTGCACCCGAAAAAGTAGTCGCGCCACCTACATTAAAACTGCCTACGACTTGATTAAGTTGCTCAACAATGTTTGTGCCATTTGAGCGCAAAAGAACTGATTTGCCTGCTGGAACCGCGACACCCGTACCCGCTGCTGTGGTATTGCCTAGAACGGTAGAGCAGTAGATAGTAGCGGTGTAGGCCGAGGCATTGTTGATGACATACAACTTGGGCACTGGCGGAACATAAACCGCAAAGTTTGCAGTAGTTGTAGTAGTAAGGCTAACCGCCGCACATCGTGCTTGATCGGCACCGCCGTTTACCGCAGTGAGAGCTTGATCAGCAGTGGTAACTGAAACGGATGCCAACCCAGCAATCGCGTCCTCAATCAATGTACCAAGGTTGGTGTTAGTCGTGGTTCCCCACGTACCAGACTGCTCGCCGTTGGCAATTAGTTCGATCCGAAGATCGGGAGAGTATGTACTAGGCATCGCTATTCCTTACTTTTGCCTGACGGCGTTGTATTGTTTGACGCATTGGTCGAGGGCTGCTTGGAGACGGGCTGCGTCGGCAGCGTACCCTGCAAGAAACTC